AGTGGTAAGTGGTTTGGGTTAAATTATGCTATATGTTATTTATATAATGTATATGGAGGAACAGAAACCTCTACTGGTAATTTAGCAACAGTTATCGCTAAGTGGAAAAAATTAGCCAAACAAGGCTCACCTTTACCAGTTACATCTCCCGGCAACCAAAGAAGATATTTTACTCATATTGAAGACATAGTAGATGGATTAATGATAATTGCTGAAAAAGGAACAGGAGACAATCTTGGCATAGGAGCAGAAAAGTCTTACTCTATGCTACAGGTAGCTCAAATGTTTAACGCAGAAATACGCATGACTCCAGAAGTACAAGGAAACCGAACAACAAGTTCACTTTTGACGAAAAAGACAAAAGAACTAGGATGGAGTCCTAAAATCGATTTAAGACAGCATATACAGGAGTGGTTAGATGAAGTTTGAAGAACTATTATCTCCCATAGGTATAGAGAGATTCAATAGAGAATTTAAAGGTAAGAAGTGTTTAGTCATCAAGTCAGAAGAAAATATTTTCAAAGATTATTTTTCTTGGCGAGACTTGGATAACTATTTAAATCAGTACAAAATAGGTGCTTGGGATAGAACCCCACAATTGCAGGTTGTTTTACCTGATGGAAATAAATGGTGCAAGAAAAAATCCAAAGAGTATAAGACTAGAGACGAATTATTAAAATTATGGAAGGATGGAAGTTCCTTCATTCTAACTCTCAGCGAATTTTTAACACAGGAGATGTGGGAACAATGCCAAGAGTTTGAAAAGCATTATGGAATAGGACAGGCAAACATTTACTGTAGTAATAATAAAGAAGCTAAGTGTTTTCCTATTCATGCTGACTCCACTGATAACTTTCTATTCCATGTTAGAGGAAAGATACGGTGGTATATTTACAAAGAGTTTGCAACAAAAGAATACCGACCAAAGGATGCAACACTAGAAAAAGTTATTGATTTGGATGAAGGGGATTTACTCTACATTCCGAAAAAGAAGTATCATAAAGTAGATACTTTAAGCCCAAGAATATCAATTAGTTTTCATTTCACAGAGTTGAAAGGAAAGCCTTACAAAAGGAATAATTGGTACGATTGGAAGCCATAGGAGAGTAACATGGCAGATGAACGATTCAGTGGAGATATGTCACGGAACGAAGTAGAAATAGACCTTAATAAGTTTATGGAACTCGTAACCGAAAACAGTAATCTGAAAGCTGAAATATTAAAGTTAGAAAATGATAAAGAACCCGAGAATCCGTGGCAACGCTGGATTTGGCTATCTTCAATGATAGACGCTTGGAGAATCTTCCCTCGTTTATTTCTAACAGTATATATTGTACTACTCTATAAATGTACAATATGGTTTATGGATTTACCAGACCCTTCAATGGAACAATCAGGTTTGATTAGTATTGTTGTTGGTGCAGGTGCTGCTTGGTTTGGACTTTACGCTGGTACAGCAAAGGACAAAATTAACGGCAAGTAAACCATGGAGTCGATGTGGAAACACTATTGCAAGTGGGTATGTAATATAGTTTATGTACCCATTGGCATGAGGTGTCCATATTGCAAGAAATCAGAAAATAATACTTGACATATGCTTATAATTTTAGTATAATATACATATGAAAAATACAGAATACAACGAATACAAAACAGTTAATATGTGGAACTCAGAAACAAAAGAGTTTGAAACATACCATTACGGAGAATGCAAACATTGTGGGACATCAGTACAGTCAGATACTGGCGACTGTCCACACTATAAGTGTTGGATTGCGTAATGAATTTATTCTACCTAGACGAGGACTTGGACAAATGTGCCGAGTACCATGTAGACAAGCACATAGTAAAGATGCCTCTCGAGGCAGCACAACTCTTATGCACAGCTATATGGATTGACCATGTACTAGGTTTTGTACCTCGTGCGCTTGACAAGGACGAACGAGAAGTACTAAATAGTGAGAAAGCCAAGATTAAGCACCTACCGCTTGACCAGCGACCGCTCACGCCATACCTACCGATGATGTATAATCATCCGTGTACGATATGGGTAAGGTCGAGCTTGGATAACTTTGAGTGGACTCATTGTTACGCTAACGCGTTAAATGATGAGTACCACTATCGTTATGGCAAACAACACAAATCCATAGTGGAAGTAGTAAATAAACTACCTGAGCCAAAGAATATGCCTAGACTTGGATTTACAGAATTCGGACTAGCAATGCCAGATGACTTGAAAGATAATGATAATCCTATACAGAGCTATCGTGATTACTATCATCTAGACAAAGCTACGTTCGCTGCATGGTCTCACAGAGACAAGCCTCATTGGTGGAGCGAAGACTACGCTGACTATGAGAAAAGGATAACAAGAACATGAAAAAAGTAATGATAGGAAACAAGGGAGTAATATTTCCCGATAGTATTAGTGATGAAGACCTAGCAAATCAAGTAAAAAGACTAGAGACAAATCAGAACTTAAGACGACCTATTGTAGTTAGAAAAAGCAATGGCACTGAATATCAGTTGCTAAATGGAGTAAGATTAAATAATGGAAAAAGATAATGTACTAGATACCTTACTAGGAATTACAAAAACACCTACTGAGACAATGTCTCATACTGCTATGATAAAAAATAATTTAACACAACAAAGAGAAGTAGTTGAACAAGAAATTGACCTACTTAAAGGACAGTTAAATAAGAAAAGAGAATATCTTGCAAAGATAGAAGGTGGATTAGATGTACTAGATGAATTAGAAAAATGATTCACATACTAGACGATTTTTATCCCAACCCTATGGAAGTGAGAGAAGAAGCTCTCAAATTATTCTATTACCCTGGAGGTAAAGGAACTACTAATAACTTTCCAGGAAAGCGCACAGTTGGTACTTTCTCAGAAGAAAACAGACTGTACTGTCGTAATAGATTAGAAAAAGTTATTGGAAGCAAGTTAATAGATTTTCCAGCTATGAACAGTAATTGTGGATTTACCTTAGGTATGGAAACAGATAGAAGATATAAAAAAGGTAAGACTTTAAATTGGATTCATAATGATATTATGCCGTCTACAGTAAAGTCTAATACTGAGCATGGTTCTACTGGCTGGGCTGCTATTGTTTATATGCAACCTGCGGCAGATGTTAGTACAGGAACAGGACTTTTTAGAAATAAAAGAACAGATAAAATCTATGCAACTGAAGGCAAAATGAAAGGAAATGAAAATGCTGCCTTTTTTGGAGAGTGGAAAGCTAAAGAGGGTGATAAAGATTGGGAACTACATACTTATGTAGGTAATATTTTTAACAGATGTGCAGTTTATCCTGCTCATTATTGGCATGCCCCGTTTAATGCAGGGTTTGGCTACGACAAGAAAACAGGTAGATTAGTACAAGTTTTCTTTTTTAACTCGGAGAAAACAGATGTCTAAGTATACAGCCAAGTATGATAACGGAAACAAAACATCTTTTAACTCTGAAACAAAATACAAGTTTAACGAGGACGAAGTATTATTAATACTTAAGAATCATATTTTGGGAACATACGACCAACATTACAGTATGAATAAAATCCAGTCAACCGAGTTTATATTCGATGCTGGTCATGGCGAAGGGTTCTGCATAGGAAATATTATAAAATATGCACAACGTTATGGGAAGAAAGAAGGAAGAAACAAACAAGATTTATTAAAAATACTGCATTACGCAGTCATACTATTAGGGAGCGATAGTGAGAGTAAAGAAACACGAGAACTTGACGGAAGCGAATATTAGTAATGTTATTGAATTACTACAGGCAGAGAAGCCTATAACAAAGAAAGAGGCATGTAGTATATTAAACATTGCTTATAACACAACAAGATTAAATAATATTATAGCTGAATTTCGTGAAACAATGGATTTCCGTGCTATAAGAAAAGCCCAGAACAAGGGCAAAGGAGCAACAAAACAAGAGATTACTTCTACAGTAAAAATGTATTTAGATGGAAGTAATATTTCAGATATAGCTAAATCATTGTATCGTTCTCCAGCATTTATAAAAGGTATTATTGAGAGACTAGGAGTACCACAAAAACTCTCAATGACAGATTTTGAGGGCAGAAGAAACGCTATGTTACCAGACCAATGTGTAGCAGATGAGTTTGCCATTGAAGAAAGGGTTTGGGCAATTAAACAAAATTATCCTGCAATAGTGCAGAGAGAGTTAAAGCCTGAAACAGCAGAAGAAAGAGGGTATAAAGTCTATCTAGTGTATACAATAGAAGCTACACAAGATGATTTAAAAAATACATACTTCCCACATTTAAGTCATGCTGGTAAACAATACTGTTTAGCATCATACGAAATGGGAAGTTTAAAACACTTACAACAATATTTGTAAAGCAGTCTTAGACTGAAAAGGAAAAACATGGACATCATTTTAGCATTTTGGCTGAGTGGTTGGGTTATGATTATGTACAGGCTATTCATTCCTGCATTTCGTATATGCAAAGTGATAGACCCTCACAATATGGTGGTGCACACTAAATGGTTAACATTTGGAATAGTAGGCATTATGGCATTGTTGTTAGTGCCTTTACTTATGTACCCTACTTTAAGCAACAACAGAGAAAGATTCATAAAAGAATTTTGCACATCTTTATTAGGAAAAAATTAATATGTATAAAGGAAACATATGGGTGGAAGCCCTTGCTTCAAAATATGAAGCAGAAATAAAAATTGCAAAGGCAACGTTACAAGTATATTTTAAAAATTCTGTAGGAATTGGAGAACATTCTGATTTAATAGAAGAATTTGATAAACATATCGAAGCATTAGCTGCTGCAGAAGAAAAACTAGAAACACTTAGAAAAAACTTTACATGAAATTTATAGTCACAGGAGGTAGTGGATTTATTGGCTCACACTTAGTTAGTCTATTGAGAGATAGAGTAGCTCAAGAAGTAGTAATAGTCGATAAAATATCTAACCATTACAATTACATTAATCTAACTACAGGAGTTAGGCAGTTTCTTGCCGACATTTCTGACCCAGATATAATGATGAAAATTGTACAGAAAGACGATGTAGTCTTTCACTTGGCTGCACAACCTCATGTTGATTTGTCCTATGAAAAGCCTTTAGAAACTACTAAGTCAAATGTACTAGGAACGCAAAGCGTTCTTAATGCTTGTCAAAGAAATGAGGCAAAGAAACTTATAGTAATGAGTACTGATGAAGTGTACGGCTCAGTAGATAGTATTGATGATAATGCTAAACTAGACCCCACCAATCCTTACAGTGCTTCTAAAGCAGCAGCAGACATGATAGTAAACTCATATAAACATATGTATCCTGACATGTTCATAACTACTCTTAGGTCAAATAATATAATCGGACCTCGACAGTTCATTAGAAATATAGTACCTAGATTTGCTTTACAGGTTTTGACTGGTAGAGATATAACTTTACACGGTAAAGGAGAAGCAAAAAGAAGATATCTGTGGGTAGAAGATGCTGCAGAAGCTTTATGGTTACTTTATAAGAAGTCCGAAAATCATAAAATATATAACATTGGACACCCTGAAGTTATATCAAATCTAGACGTGGCTCAAAAAATAGTAGATTATCTAGGGAAAGGAAATATAGTATGTACTGAAGATAGAATTTACAATGATACTATCTATCCACATAATTCTATAGATATAGAACACGATTTAGGATGGAGACATACACTAAATCCCAGCGAGTCAATACCTCTTACTGTAGATTGGTATAAAGAAAATTTACAGTATTGGGAGCCGCACTACGGAATATTATGAAACAATCAATAATACTTACATCAAACAAGGGGAAATCTATAGGAGTTATCTCAAATACTTTTGAAAGAGCTGCTTATTATTACTTACATGATTTAGATTATATAGGTTTTGATAATTGGTTATTGAAAGGCAGACTGAAGTTGCAGACAGATTTATATAAAGAATGTGACCACATGATAGAATTTAGTCATTGGCATGAAGATTTACATAAAAAGAAACTTTGGGTGGATGATGTATCTCAAGTAGAGTCTCGAAAGTATATAAGTGATTATAAGAGATGGTATACAATCAAAAGTATTAATCTCGTATCAGAGATGTTTAGAGAGGAGCTATTGAAGTATGGTTACAGGTATTAAAAAATTATGGAAATGGATTATCTTTCCTTACAAGAAGATAAAGGAAGAGATTCATTGGAGAAAAAGATTAAAGAGAGCTAAAAAGCTCAATCCATTTATATACGAAGAATGAGTCTAAAATTACATCAAGTTAAAAATTTATCCAACAAAGAGTATGATTGGTTTCCTATGGACACCGAAGGATTGTACGACGAACACATGGAACAAGAACCCACTGAACTTGCAAGAACAGGGTACGATAGAACAAATATAAAGTACACTTTCAATAGTGATGGATTCAGAAGTCCTGAATTTGAAGAAGGTGGAATTATGTTTATAGGATGTAGCGAAACTCTTGGAGTAGGTAGAGCTTGGGAAGACCAATGGACTACACTAATAGCAAACTCCCTCAATCTTGCACAATGTAATTTAGGAATTATAGGAGCAAGTGCCGACACAGTTTTTCGTAATGCATATGACTGGATTCCAAAACTGAAACCAAAGATAGTCCATGTTTTAGTGCCATCAGAGGATAGATTTGAGTTGTTAACTGACAAAGATGTTATGCGACCAGCTGCTGTATGGATGGATTGGGTAGAACAACCTGACTGGAAAGACTATGAAGTATTTAGAGATTATTGGAAGCTCTGGTATTTTGAAGAAAATAATTCAAAGTATAATCAATTAAAAAATGTTCTTGCAGTTAAACAAATAGCTGAAACATATGGTGCTCACTTTAGTCATACTTGGTGGGATAGAGATTGGTTAGGCTTATATACGGATTTGGGCAGGGACTTACACCACTTTGGTAAAGAAACTTCAAGAAATTATGCTAAGATTTTATTGGAAACTAACTTAAAAAATTTCCAGGTAAATGAAAATAATTCTTGACACACGGTTAAAATTCGATTATAATATATTTATATTAATGGAAACAAGTCGATGAGTGATAGATTTTACAATCAGATGCTAGACGCCACAGGTTGGTGTCCTGGCTACCGTAATACTATGACTATAGATGAGTTTGAATCAAAATTTGGTAAAACAAGGAGAAAAAGAATGTCAACTTGGACAGACGAACTAAAAGAACAAGCAGTTGAAATGTATACTGCAGAAGAACCAACTCCAGAAAATAGTATGGAAGTTGTACAAATGGTTGCAGAAGAATTAGGACAAACCCCAAATGGTGTTAGAATGATTCTCACTAAAGCAGGCGTTTATGTGAAGAAAACTCCAGCAGTCAAGAGCAGTGGCTCAACTGGCGGCGGTAGAGTTTCAGTATCAGGTGCGCAAGACGAACTATCATCAGCTTTATCTGATGCTGGTTTAGAACCTGACTCAGCGATTATCAGTAAACTAACTGGTAAAGCCGCTAAGTATTTTGCAGAAGTGGTAAACAAACTTAACAACTAATTTACCCCACTAAAAACACGCTGACTCTCGGGTTAGCGTGCTTTTTTACAGCTCGAAGAATGACCTCGTAATATATTACCATTGATGGGACGGTAAAAGACTTTAACTACCCACAAGGAAATATATGAAAACGGAAGACTTCAACCGAAAAGTAAAAGATGCAGGTGATGCTATCATTACCTATAGAAGCCAGAACAGTCGTAGATTAAAATATAACGTCTGTACAATGGACTTCGACAATAAATATATACAAGCTAAAAAGAATAGAGCCAAACCTAATCAACATCAAAGTTTATTATTCTGTTGGGACACAGATTCTTATAGATTACTAGTGCCAGAGATGGTTACTTCTATCGTACCTTTAGGAGCAATACTTAAAAATGATAGAACTACATAACGCACCAGCAGTATACGAAAGAGAGATAGCCTATAATGCAGAGAAGCATGAAAAGATTTTTTTAACAATCAATACTTTTCGTGGCACAGAGTACCTGCATATTAGAAAATACTTTCAAGATTTTGACGAAGAATGGAAACCTACCAAGGACGGCATTGCCATGCCTTTAGATTTTGATAATAGTCGCGGACTGTTTGAGGCGTTAGTAGAAATCCTCTCCCTATCAGAAGTCAAAGGAGTATTAGAAACTCATTTTAAAGAAGTTCTCGACAAGATATACTTATAGCTCTAAAAAATAATCCTTGACAAATCCTTAAAAATTCTGTATAATATATCTATGAATAAGACAGAATACCTAGAATATTGTAATCAAAAGTATGCAGAAGGCAATCCTATATTGCCTGATGAAGTATACGATAGGCTTGTACAAAATACCGAACTTGAAAATAAAGTTGGGTATAATGTATCGGACGAACGATTCAAACACCCTTTCCCAATGTATTCACTTCAAAAAGTCTTTGTAGGCGAAGATGAAGAACCAAACTGGGATTCTAAACAACCACAAATAATGACTGCCAAATTGGATGGTGCAGCTGTGTCTATAACTTATATAGAAGGCGAACTTACCCAAGCACTCACTCGTGGAGATGGAAAAGAAGGTCTAGATATTACTGATAAAATAAAGTCTTTAGTGCCAAATACAATATGGAGCAAAGGTGTCAAACAGATTACTGGAGAAATCGTTGCCCCTAAAGAAATACCAAACGCTAGAAATTATGCGAGTGGTGCTTTGAATCTAAAAGACTTAGAAGAATTTAAATCCCGTAACCTTACTTTTATTGCATATGGACTTCAACCAGCTATCGGTGCTGAGTGGACAGAAGATATGAATTTAGTATCAGGTATGGGATTTAACGCTGTCACCAAAAGTGATTATCGTGAATTCCCTCAGGACGGTAAAGTTGTACGAGTCGACTCTAATACATATTTTGAAAAATTAGGCTACACATCACACCACCCTAGAGGTAGTTTCGCTTTAAAAACAAGACAGGCTGGAGTAGTTACTCGGCTCTTGGACGTTGAATGGAATGTCGGGAAGTCAGGTGCTGTTTCGCCAGTTGCGATTCTAGAGCCTTGTATCATTGGAGAAGCGACAGTAAGTAGAGCAACTCTACACAATCAAGCATATATCGAAGCTTTAGAGCTAGAGATTGGATGTAGTGTAGAAGTTATTCGTAGTGGAGAAATCATACCTAGAATAGTTAAGAGAGTCTAGTGTCAGGCGGAGTATATAATCAAACTTTTTTCAATAACCATCCGTGGGAAAAAGAAAAAGACGGCATACTATATGGAATAGTACTGGTAAACATGAAAACATGGGAACGAGAAACAATAAAAGTAGGCATCGCAAAAGGGCGAACATTCAAAGACGCAGTAAGACGAGGTCGTGGATTTACAAACTACGACATCAGAATACAGAGGCTTTGGCAGGGGACGATATACGACTGCTGGAGATGGGAACAAAAATTACACAAGATGTACGAGAATGATAGACATAAAACACAACATCACTTTGGAGGGCATACGGAATGCTTTGGCATGGACTCAAAAATCCTCGAAAGTTTTCCCAAAAAGCATGAAATATTTAGGGATTAGCGAAGGATTTCACGATGCTGCAGTAGCATTAGTGAATAATAATCAAATACAGTATGCAACTCATGCTGAGAGAATAACTCGTGTTAAAAATGATAGGTGGCTTCCACAAGATTTAAAAGATTTACCATGTGATACATCTATTTTCTATGAAGATACAAAGATAAAAAATCTTCGCAGAGATATGTATGGACAGTCTCCTACTAGTAATGGAATAGAATGTGATAAACATGCTTTGCACCATGAAAGTCATATGGCAGCAGGACTGTATACAGCTCCATTTAAAGATGATGTAGTATGTGTAGTTATTGATGCAATAGGAGAATTTGATACTGCTACTATATGGAAAGATGGATTAAAAGTTTGGTCTAAAGAGTACCCATGGTCATTAGGATTATTCTATAGTGCTATAACTCAGCGTATAGGATTAAAACCAAATGAAGATGAGTACATAACTATGGGCATGGCAGCATACGGAACTCCTTGTATAGATATGCTTCAAGAAATTAATCAAAATAATCACAAAGGATTTAGAAGAAGAAAATGGTTTTGGCATACAGTAGAAGACATCGCCGCTTCAGCACAAATACAGTTAGAACATGAAATAAAAACAATAATGATTAAAGCCAGAGAGTATGGTAGCAATTTAGTATATGGCGGTGGAGTTGCACTTAACTGTGTAGCAAATAGCAAAATAAGACCTATGTTTGATAATATGTGGATATTCCCAAACCCAGGCGATGCAGGGAGTGCACTAGGTTGTGTACTTGCCCATACAAAACAACACATAAAGTTTAAAGATACTTTTTTAGGTACAAATATAAATAGAAAAATAAATCCTAGAGAAGTAGTAAAAGAATTAATAGCAAATAAAGTAGCAGGAGTAGCAAATGGAAAAGCAGAATTTGGCCCTAGGGCACTTGGTAATAGGAGTTTGCTTGGTGATGTTCGTTACGACATTAAAGATACCGTTAATAGCATTAAGCGTAGACAAAAGTTTCGTCCTTTCGCACCAGCGATTTTGGAGGAATACGTAGATGAATATTTTGAAGGACATAGTAATGAATATATGCAGTTTGTTTCAAAAGCAAAACATGACTATAGTTCAGTCACACATGTCGATGGAACTGCAAGAGTACAAGTGGTTCGAAAAGACTGCACCTCAGCATTACGACCTATACTAGAAGAGTATTATGAGATAACTGGAGTACCCATGTTACTCAATACCAGTTTAAATATAAAAGGACAACCAATGGTAGATACATGGAATCATGCATGGGACTTTCAAAGTAAGTACAAAGTAAAGGTATTTTAATGTTAGTACAGAATAATTACGATATCTACTGGAATGGTTGTAGTTTTGTACAAGGAATGGAGCTGAACCATAGTAAGACAGATTGTTTTACTAATATTGTTTCCGAACACTTCAATGCAGACTGGTTTAGAAACTCAAAGATTGGAGGCAGTAACGACCGTATATGGAGAGTATCTATGGAAGACGCATTAGCAGGTCGCAAACCTAAATTAGCCGTAATTGTTTGGTCAGGTATTAATAGATTAGAGTACTTAAATGATATGAATTTATGGAGACAAGTAGGATTTACAAGTTTTGTTTTTGATAAAGTCAAGTATAAAACAGCAGATATAAGTAAGATTTATTATCATCCTGATATGACAAATAAACAGTATAATGGTTTTAAAAATTACGTACTGCACAGTAGAACAATGAAGTATAATTTAATTAATAGTATAAATTATATGATATCGCTTAGACACTTTTACAATTCGCAAGGTATTCCTCATCTGTTTTATATGATGAGTAATGGGCAGATTGACCCAGGATTAAAATACTTAGATGAAA